CTCGGTGGAGAACTGCCGCCTGTTCGGGTTCCCTGAGGGCGCTGCGACCACGCACGGCGAGGTGTACATCTGCTCCCAGAAGCCTCGCGACGTTCCGCTCCTCGTGGCATCCCCGCGCTTCGCCGAGACCAAGAACAACGGTGGCACGCAGACGTTCAGTTTCACGGACTGTCAGGGCCTCACGTTCAATGGGGACGTCGCGATTGACCTCGGTGGGCTCTCCTCGTCTGCCACGGACCACGCCATGTTCACCGCCCTCCTCCGGGCCCGCGGCTCCGTCTGGCTGGTTATGTCACCAGCGGCCCAGAACATGAGCATGCTCCAGGACCCGTCGTACGGCTGCTCGAAGATAGTCTCCGCGATGCTGGCCGTGGCTGCAACCGAGGGCACCTCCGTTATCAATGAGGTCTCGGATTACAACGAGATTGTCAAGCGCGCTCTCCAGGACCACCTGGCCTCCTCTCTCTCCCCCGCCGCAGTCGCCCTGCTAGGTCTGCCAGCTCCCCAACCGGTCGTTGCTGGCTTTAGTCGACAGGACGATCGTGCCTGGGAGGCCGTTCAGGCTCACCGCGCCATCGCTCGAAACCACGCTGCCGCGCCCCGCACCTACCTCCCTTCGCTCACGCCGTTCGAGGTCCGCCCCTACGCGCCCCAGCTCAGGCACTCGCACCGGAAGGACTTCGCTAAGCACGCCGTTCGCCATTACCTTCCTATAGCGAGCGACACGAGGGTCTCCGCCTCGCCCACGGCCTATGTTCCCCCCCACAGGAGGACGCAGCGCGTGCTGGTTGATCCCGTCGACGCGTTCGATCGCCTCCCGCGCTCTGCCGACGATGAGGCCGTCGCCAGCGACTTCATCGAGCCCACGGCCGTCCGCGACCCTCTGGGCCCGCGCGAAGCGCAGCACCACCGCGGGACTGATCAGGCACTCTTCCAGAAGTCCATCCCTGACCGCTGCCCTCCACGTCGAGACGATCCGGAGCTCACCGCCGCCGACCGCTTGCGCCTCAACCAGCTTATAGGCGGTTTCCGTAAGAGTGTCGACATCGGCCCCGAGCGTTGCGACATCAACGAGTTGCTGCTGGAGGACTGCCTCGTTCGTTGCGCCGAGTCCTGGTTCGCCGGCAAGTCCAAAGCCCAGATCCAAGCCGCTGTTGGCAAGTGGGAAGTCGACGACGACCCTTTGTTCATCCGCGTATTCCAAAAGGGGCAGTGGATTAAAAAACTTGAGGCCCGCGGAGCAGACGTGAAGAAGTCGCAGGTCATTGCGCAAGTGGCCATGTCCCGCACTTTCCGTGACGCGGTGTGGTGCGAGTACCTCGAGGCGTCTCTCTTGCCCAAACTCCGCCCCCACACGCTCTACTTCAATCGGCTCAATCCCGCGCAGCTCGGAGACTGGTTCACAGAGCACTGGGACAACTCGCAGCCTGTCACGGCCAACGATTACACCGGGTGGGATACAGGTGTCGATCGCGTTTTCCTCGCCTTCGACATCTGGCTCATGGAGCACTTTGGTTTCCCCCCCGGTTATGTGGCACGGTACAGACGCGAGCGCTACCTCTCTCGGACGTTCGTAGGGCCGTACCCCATCATGCAGCCGTCGGGCGATCGGTACACCCTCCTCCTGAACAGCATGCGGAACCTTGCATTGTGCGGGGCCAGCCTCGACTT